GTTAGTCAAGGGTACACTACCACTACCAGATGTGCCAAATGCAACCATGGCTGGGAATGGGCATTATTTCAGTACTGAAGCACAGGGGTTTCTACCTGAGTTGATGCAACAGTTTTATGATGATCGGGTGAAGTATAAGCAGTTACAGATGGATGCATTGAAATCGGGTGACAAAGAAAATGTTGCCAAGTATGAAACTAGGCAGATGGCACGTAAGATTTCACTAAATAGTGCATATGGTGCTTTGGGTAATGAATATTTTAGATATTTTGATGTCAGGCAAGCAGAAGCAATCACCAAGTCTGGACAATTGGCAATTCGGTGGATTGAACGAGAATTGAACGAGTATCTAAATTCTCTGTTGAGAGCTGATGATGTGGATTATGTGATTGCCAGTGATACAGATAGTGTATATTTGACATTGGATGCTATAGTCAAAACCCATTTTCAGAATATGACCGATAAGCAAAAAATTGTCAGTGCATTGGATAGGGTTTGCATAGACCTAATTGAACCATTTATCGAAAAGAGTTATCAGAAATTGGCAGACTACATGAATGCATATCAGCAGAGAATGGTGATGAAACGTGAGGTTATTGCTGATAGAGGTATCTGGACTGCCAAAAAACGGTATGTACTGAATGTGTGGGATAACGAAGGGGTCAGAAATGAGAAACCTAAGATCAAAATCATGGGAATTGAGGCCGTAAGAAGTTCAACACCAGCATCCTGTAGGCAACGTATTATGGATTCACTGAGTATCATTATGGATAGTACAGAGGATGAACTGATTGAATACGTTAAGGAATTTCGTGAGGAATTCATGGAGATGCCAGTGTCAGAAGTTTCATTTCCGAGAACAGTAAAGGGAATTGACAAGTATTCTAGCAGTGTAGATCTATACACAAAGGGTACACCATTTCACGTCAAAGGAACCATCATTTACAATTCGTTGGTCAAAGAACACAAATTGGATCGGACATATCCAATTATCAAGAACAACGAAAAAATAAAATATGTCTACCTAAAGGAACCTAATCCGACGACTGATAGGGTGATTGCTTTCATCAATAACCTACCTAGTGAATTCGGTTTAGATAAATATATAGACTATGGTATGCAATTTGAAAAGGCATACTTAGATCCACTAAGAAACGTCTTGAATGTCGTTGGTTGGCATTATGAGAAACAGGCAAGTTTAGAATCATTTTTCGTATGAGGTGAAACATGAGAGTACATGAATTAGCAAAAGAATTTGGTATTAGTTCGTCAAAATTGATAGAGGAAATCAAAGGGTATGGTATTGAGGTAAAAAGTCATTTGAGTGGTTTAGATGATGATCGTGTTTCCGATATTAGACATAAGCACACTGTTGCACAGGTTGCCATTAAATTGGAAAATGAATTGCAAGAGAGGAAAAAAGAAGAAACCGTAATCGAAGAAGATGAATGGGAATTCACAGATAGTGAAGAAGTTGATGAACTTCTAGTACCAGATGTTGAAGAAGAATCTGATGAACTAGTTTTGACCGAATCTGATTTAGATGAAGAATCTTTTGATGAATATAAAGATGAGGATGCACCTGATGATCCTCCGCATTCCAAATTTTTCCCAAAGGAAACAGAAGATGAATGGTCAAAAAGGGAACAGGTACTTGAGAATTTGAGAGAAAAGTCAAAGGAAAATGTAGCATCACAAGAGGTGATTGTTGAAAAACCAAAAGGATTTTGGGGTTGGCTGAAAAGTTTGTTCACGTAAGGGAGTTTGAAATACCTGATGATTCCTCTCATGATGGGGTTGCCCCTGCCATGTGGGGGTCATATTTGGGTGGTGGAAAACTGCACAGATTTTTCTGTCAAGATTGTAGCATGTTTCTAAATGTCAGGTTTCCGAGATGGGATAGGATCTTACAAAAAGTTAGAGAACCAGAAGAAGTGATGGAACGGAAATTTAAATGTCCATCATGTATCAAAGATAATTTCATAAAAATAGAGGTCGAAACGGATGAATGATTTTTTAAGTGATCTTGTAAAAACACTAGGAGATGAGCATACTACTATTGCTTCCGATGAGAAATCATCTGCCGAATTTTCTGGTACAGTAGATACTGGATCGTATGTTCTGAATGCTGTAATGTCAGGTAGTATTTATGGTGGTGTGCCTAATAACAAGGTGACTGTATTTGCAGGGGAAACGGCAACAGGTAAGACGTTTTTCGTCTTGGGGGTAGTTAGTCAGTTTTTGAAGAATAATCCAGAAGGTAGTGTGGTATATTTTGATACAGAAAGTGCAGTTACAAATGAGATGATGCAAAGTAGGGGTATTGATACCAGACGGGTTATAAAATCAGAACCCGATACCATACAGAAGTTTAGGCATACGGCATTACAAACTATTGATTTTCAGATAAGTCAGGATAAAGAAGAACGTAGACCAATGATGATGATATTGGATAGTCTTGGGCAATTATCCTCAACGAAGGAAATTGAGGATACGGCTAAGGGTGATGAAACCAGAGATATGACAAAGGCACAGATCCTAAAAGCAACATTTCGGGTATTGAATCTGAAATTGGCAAAGGCAAATGTACCTTTATTGGTTTGCAATCATGTCTATGATGTGGTTGGTGCATATTACCCAACAAAGGAAATGTCGGGTGGGTCTGGTCTGAAATATTCGGCATCTACTATTGCTATGCTATCTAAACGAAAAGAGAGGGATAGTGATAAAGAGATAGTAGGAAATATTATAACGGTCAAGATGGAAAAAAGTCGTTTGTCAAAGGAAAATAAAAAGGTTGAGGTGTTGTTGACCTATGATAAGGGTTTGGATCGGTATTATGGGTTGATTGATATGGCAGTTGATGCTGGTATATTCAAGAAATTGTCTAATCGGATTGAGTTGCCTGATGCAAGCAAGCATTATGCATCTAAGATATATGGAAATCCGAAGGAATATTTCACCACAGATATTATGGAGAGAATTGAAAAATATGCCAATCAGGAATTTCAGTATGGGGGAATGATACCTGTTGATTCGGAATTAGAAGTGGTTGATGGTGAAGAAAAAAAAGATTTGTCAGAATCTTTGAGTATGATTGATACTGATGTTGAGTAGGAAGTTTTGTACCTAGAGTAGTCTAATGGTACATTTTTACTAGATTGTTAGCAGTTGGAGAAAACCAATGAACGTTCGTATTAGAACGGAAAAATGGGGTCGGCATTTTATAAACTTGCATCCTTTATCGCATTTGGGGCAAGTATTTTGGATTACATTAGACCTAGACACAAGATGCATACAATTAAGGAGATATTGAAAGAAAAAAAGGAATGGTGTCGGCAATTTGATGACCATCCATATGAATTTTGGAAAAGACGTTGGGATTATTTGTGTAGAAGGTTGAGTACTTATTCAGATATGGCAAGGTCATTACAACAACAGAGATATATTCCAAAAAAAGAGGAGAAATAATTGAGAATTGAAGAAACGATTCTGCGGAATCTGATATATAATGAAGAATACACTAGAAAAGTTTTGCCATTTTTGGATAACAAGTATTTTCATGATTTCAGTGAGAAAGTGTTATTTGAAGAAGTGGCAAAACACGTTGCCACTTACAACAATTGCCCCACTAGAGAAACCTTAGAAATTTCTCTAGGGGCATTGGGTACGGTATCTGAAGACCAGTATAAAGACTTGATAGATTCAGTTAAAATGATGGAAGGGGGTAAGGATAATCCAGTTGACATCGAGTGGTTGTTGGCAGAAACCGAAAAGTTCTGTCAGGATAAGGCATTATACAATGCTATCATGGGGTCGATTGAGATTATTGATGACAATAAGAAAACTACAACGGGTACGGGGGAGATACCCAAAATGTTGAGTGATGCACTGTCAGTTAGTTTTGATCCTAATGTTGGTCATGATTACATCGAGGATTCAGAGGAACGGTTTGAGTACTATCACAAAGTAGAGGAACGGATTCCGTTTGATCTGGATTTGATGAATAAAATCACTAAAGGTGGTCTACCTAAAAAGTCATTGAACGTAATTATGGCTGGAACTGGTGTGGGTAAGAGTTTGTTTATGTGCCATTGTGCAGGGGCAAACTTGAATGCTGGTTTGAATGTACTGTATATCACATTGGAGATGGCAGAAGAACGGATTGCCGAAAGAATAGATGCCAATTTATTGGATGTTGAAGTGGTGCAATTATCAACCTTGAAACGGGATAAATATCTTAGTCATATCGACAGCATACGGAATAAGACAGTTGGAAAGTTGATTGTCAAAGAATACCCAACGGCAGTAGCACATGTGGGGCATTTTCGACATCTGTTGAATGAACTGAATCTCAAAAAGAGTTTTAGACCAGACATCATTTACATCGACTACTTGAATATCTGTTCGTCGAGTCGGGTAAAACCTAATGCCAATACCAATTCTTATACATTGGTCAAGTCAATTGCAGAGGAATTGCGTGGGTTGGCAGTAGAGAACAATATACCAGTTGTAACGGCAACACAGACTAATCGGACAGGTTTTACCAATTCTGATGTGGATTTGACTGATACGGCTGAAAGTTTTGGATTGCCAGCAACTGCTGATTTTATGGTGGCATTGATTAGCAATGAAGAAATGGAAGAACTTGGTCAATTATTGGTCAAGCAACTAAAAAATCGTTATAACGATCCAACCAAGTATCGAAGATTTGTGGTTGGGGTAGATAGGGATAAAATGCGAGTATTTGATGCCGAAGATTCGGCACAGGATGATCTGTTTGATTCACCGAATGACGATGATGATGACAATAATTTCTTTAGTGGGTCGATTGGGGCAAGAGATGTCTCAAGTAGATTTGAAGGGGTAGTATGAAGTACAAACCATTACCTGATTCTTTGACAATCAAGGATTCGTCAATACATGGTTTGGGTATATTTGCAACTTGTGATATACCAGAAAAAACTGATTTGGGTATAGCACATGTCAGAATGGTAGAGTGGCTTAGTTTTCCACAGGGGTACTGTAGGACACCGTTGGGGGGGTTTTATAACCACAGTGACACACCAAATTGCACGTTAGTAGATAGTGGTATTTGGAAACGTT